ATCGTTCCATTCATTAAGAATTTCTCCAGGCTCAGTTTCAGCTTTCTCATAGATTGCTCTTTTGATCACTTTATCTGAACTGCCCGGTTTTACCGTAATTAAAAGCACTCTAGCAAAATCTTGCAAATCCTTACCTTCAAGGTCAGCAATTATTTTACCAGCTAATGCTTCATTATCTTTTAATGCTACAAAAGCATCTGCATCATTTTCGTGGTCTACAACAACAAGGACCGGTCTTGAACCTTTGATGTAAATGGGATGATTGGCTACCGCCTGAAGCGTTAACCTATCATCCTCTTTACTCATATCCAAATATATAGTTCTAATAAACTTAAAAACTCTTTCGTTGCCAAATCGGTCAACATAAGGCCTATAAGCTCCATCATCTCCAGTATATCCACGCAATGTTATTGAACCTGTTCTTTTAGGGTCTTTCAATCTAATTTCAACGTTGCCCGTTGTAGGGGCACCTTCCATTAGCTCCTTTACCTTTGCCTTACTTAAGGCTTCTTTTCCTCTTTCCATGTTTTAAAAAAATATGTAATTAATAATTATGCAAATACTAATTGTCCACAAGATAATGGATTTCTTACGATTATACCTGATTCACAAAGAATCTCGCAAGTAAATGCATCTCTTGAGTTAGCAGCTTCCATTGAAGACTGATTGAAAGGATTTACCATTCCTGATATATACTTAATAATCATTCCTCTATCGATACCTGCAGCACCTTTAACTTTTCTTTCGATATTTGAAACACCATCAGTTGTTCCCATATCTAAGAATACCATTCTAAATGATTCTTTAGGGAAACCACTAACTGGGTCAATGTTGTTTCCATGTAAATTCGGATCATCAAATAATGAATTGTGAACTAAAGTTAATCTAGAACCTAAAGCATTGTACGAAGTAAAGTTCACACCGATTTCAGTATCAGCACCAACATTAGCATCATAAATTAAGTTACCAGCAGGGTAAACTAAATCTTTCATAGCTTCGTGGAAAGCAACTTTACCAGCAGTACCAGTAAACACCATCCAGTGCTTATCTTGACTTCCTGTATTTAATTGCAATTGAGCTAAGAAATCAGTTAATCTTTTTTCAGTCAATTGACCGTTATAAGTATCAACGTTAGCAGCATCAATTTGACGAAGGATTCCGTCACCTTTTACAATAGGCTTACCATCTGGTCCGATAACCGTAGAGTTTCCATTAGCATCCATAGTAGATGTAGAATACCAAGAATCAAGTTCTTTTTGGTAAAGGAACTCTTCTCTCATTAACTTCTCATCAGTAAAGAACCAAACTCTTTGACCATTGTTTTCAATCCAAGTAATATCAGTCAAGGCAGAACCTGTGATTGATTTAGATTTTCTTGCAATACCAATGTGGTTAATATACCAATCTGGATAAACGTGGTTTTCAAAACCTCTGTCAGATCCTTCTGGAAATGCAGAACCAACAGTGTTAGCTGTTAAACCAGCAGCTGCAGAAGCAGGAGCGATAGTTGCAGCAGCATCGTTAGTTTGTAAGATAAAAGAGAAAGTGTAACCACCAGCTGTTGGTACAGGTTCCCCCATTACGATTGCTTGTTCTTCACCAGCAAATCTTACTACATCATTAGGATTGAAAAAGTTTTCTTCAAACTCAACAGTAAAAGTTGAATTTCCAACACCAGTTCCAGTAATTACACCAGAGCAAGTAGAAGGTCTATTCAATCTTCCTAAGATTGGCCATCTAAAAGCGTTTTCGCCTATTAATTCTTCTTTCGCAAATCTACCAGTTCCGTCAAGGAAGTAGTTTAACGAGTATTGTGGATATTGTCTAATTAATGTTTTAGCAATTTCCGGATACTTTAGTAAGTTCGTTACTAAAGCATTTGATTCTTGGGTTTCTTTCCCATAAGTACCTGAATGAAACTTCATTTTTTCTAATTTTTAAATTTATATTATTTTTAACTTGTAGCCCCAAACTTTTGTGGATCAAACTCGTTAGAGCCTTCAGGATCCCTAAACCTTTGAGGACTTACAACTTCCGGCTCTCTTATATCATCCAAGATAGACTGCTTCCCCTTTTGTAAATTCTTATTAGCTATAGCATTAATGATTACCTTTTTGTTTCTAACGAACCATGCAGCTTCAGCTAAACTTTCATCATTTGCAAATACATCATCCATGAATTTACCACTTTTGATGTACTCAGCGTGTCCTTGTTGAACTTGCTTAAGACTTTCTGGGTCTTTAGCCATTTTAAAACCAAACATTGTTTCAGTCTTACTTATATGTTCTTCAAGTTTTCTAACACTCTCGGCATATTCTTGCTGTTGCTTTGCATCAGCATCGACAGTCGATTGTGTTATTTTATTTTGTTCGTTTACAATAGCATTACTAATTGTATTACGAATTTTCTTTGCTTCAATATCTATTAAGCCATTGTCGATATACTTATCAACTGCATCATCTAATTCCTCTCCTTTAAATCCATCCTTCTCTAATGACAACCTAACTAAATCTTCATTCTCCTTATTCAAAAGAGATTCAAGATTATTAATAGCTTCGTTTTTCGCTCCACTACCGCTTGCATTTCTCAACTGATTATTCTCCTCTTCAATAGTCTTGAGATGTTCTTTCATCTCATCCATTGTTTCAAACTTCAAGCCTAACTCATCAGAGAACTGCTTAAAATTATCATCACTAACCTTTTTTGGAGCTTCATCTACTGGTTTATCAGTAGGAATCACCTCGTCAGGTTTTGGAGCTTCTGCCCCTTCAGTTGGAGTAGCCTCATCCGTTACCCACTCAAGACCTTCCTGAGCATCTACAGGTTTTTCTTCTGTAGCAGGAATAGTTTCTTTTCCTTCTTCTGATGCGGCAGCACCTTCAGTAATTTCACTATCTGGTTTTTCAACCTCAGCATTTACGACCTTTACATCTGAAAAAGCAGATGGATCGAAATCTACACTTTCTTTTTCTTCTGATTTTGCTTCTGGTTTTTCTGAACCTTCTGCAGCAGGCGTTTCATTAACTGGAGTACTTTCTACAACTTCCTCGCTAGGCTTGTTGCTTTCATTATCTTTTTCCATAACATTTTCTTTAGATACAAATATATAATTTTATTTTAACTTTCAGCGACCTCATCATCACCTGATTGAGATAACATCATTTCATCTAATTTTGCATTCTTACTTTCTTGTTGCATATTCTCCTTATGAATCAAGTCATTATTTTGAAGTTGCGACTTACCACTAAGCTCCATTTCAGCAAGCTGTATATCAGTTTGTGATTTAAGCTGTTGAACTTGTAGAGGCATTGTAGTTTTCTCTTCATTAATTCTGTTTGCTTCTTCTTGAGCAGCAACTTGTCTTTCTTCCATTGAAGCAGACTGTTCTTTCATAGCAGTAAGTCCTTCAGTCAATATTGACTCAACTTCACTTGATCCTTCCGCATTAACAGCTTGTATAATTGCTAATGGGTCCACATTTCCAGAAGATGAGAATCTTTCTAATAACCCCATCATCTCTTGCTTACGCTGAACCTCTTTACCGCTATTTTCTACGAATATACCATACTCAGATAAAGCAATACTCTTATCAATCTTAAAAGTCTCCATACCCATATCTCCAAAGATATTAGCCATACGACCTTCTTTACCCCAAGCTGGCTTCATTAAATTAGCCAACCCTTGCAATACATCACCAACTAATCGGTAGTGAATATCAAACAATGGAGCAGTAACTAAAGTAGATTGCATCACATTACGTTCCGTAACCCCCACTAAATCTCCTGATTTCTGAACCCCTGCTCTACTAGCAGATATTCCAGTTAATTTATCAGCAGTATCTTCAAGCATCATCTTAAGATTAATCATCTGAGAAACAGATTGACTAAGAGTAAAATCTACTTGTTGAAATTGGTTAAAGCCATTGGTTTGCATACCCTCAGCCTTATTATTTATACAGATAAGCCCACTATTCTTAGCATGATACATTACATCTTTCAGCTTCATATTCTTAGGCTTCTGAGATACATCATAAACAATAGACTTACCACCTGAACGAGCCATAGCTAATTCAATCTGATACATGGTAATATTATATAGTATTTGAACATTCTTTAACGAATCTACTACAGATAGAGTACTTCCATTAAACGCACCTTTGATAGCACCATAATAATCTAAACAAGTATTAGCATAGTTTTCTTCAATACGATATTGGTTAGGCTTTACACCCCAATTCAATAACATATCATGACCAATCCTTGTTGCTTGACGTATTTCAGTCATAGGTTTATCAATAATCGTTTCTCCCTTCTTTGCCTTATAATCATCCTTAACTTTTTTCAGCCAAGGATTCTCTGGGTCAAATTCATTGTTAGAAACTTTATGCTTCATCATCCTGATACTTCTCCATTGAAATTCAACAACCCTAACCTTTAAGTCGGTTGCTGATGAACTAGAATAATTATCTAAAGAGAAGCTGTCAGATATATCACTACCCACACCTTTACTTTGTAATTCTTCAAGCTTAGTAATTTGTTCTTTTGATAGGTCGTAACCATATCGGTCAATTATCTCATTGATAGTGTACCAATTTTCATGACCAGCATATTTAGAATCTTGTAAACTTTCCTTCTCAATATCTAAATCAAATATCATTGAACGTGGGTCAAGACGTTCAACATAAGGATCTCCCTCCTTAATATAAATTTTATAAAACTCTTTACCTGTAATAGATAAATCGTAGAATCCTCTCTTAAATGTTTGCTTTAAATCCCATCGTTGAATACAGAACGTTAATCCAACGTGAACCATCTCTTCAACGGCATTTCTAAATTTAAGTTTTTGATACCTTGCAATATCTGGCGGCACTTCTTGACCAACATTCTCGTCAGGGATAGGCATACCTAATGCTTTCTCAATCTCTCTACGAATGGGTCTTAATACTACCTCAGCAGCTAATGTAATCTTCTCCTCATTCTTTTTACGTAACGCATTACGATTGATAACATTAACAGTGTATTGTAATGGTTGACTTATTAATTCCCCTGCCAATAAATCAAGTTTTGGCAGTATTATAGGGTAATTAACTAATCTAGCAGGAGATGTTAATCCATAAGTGTCGGTAACATACTCAAACTCTTTATGGTTAAACTGTCCTTGTGTAATTAAATAATTATCGTGATCTTTCTTTCTTGAATCAAGAAAAGAGCTGTAATCCTGATGATGGCGCATTAATGAGTTAACACAATCTAAGTGAAACTCTTCATTTTTTAGCCTTTCAGGAATGTTCTGTTGTGGAAAATCCATACGTATTTATAGTTCAATATCTTCGTCTAGTTTGTAATCAAAAGTAACATTTCTTTTATTAGTTTCAAAATGATTATTATTATTACTACTTATAGTTA